ATCTACGAGAAAGTTAGTTGTGCTTCTCTGAACAATAGTTATGTTGTGCTTGTGTGCAATCTTCTTCTTGTAAGTAGTAAAGACATCTTCAAAGTCCATAGACTTATGGTCTGCCTCATCACTACCTTGCCACGTATCCACATCAGTAAGGCGTGAGCCTTGACCAGTAAGAATGTTCTCCAATAGCCACACACTGGCATCGCCAGTAAAGGCACCGAGCTGAAGATACTTTAGATTAGGCAGACCAGTATCTTGTATCAGATAAGTAGCAAAGTTATCTATTGCACTCTTAGCAAACCAATTAGGATAGTCAGCCACGTTAGCCTCCAGTTGAATAGAATCCAGGTGCGTTAAAGGAGATACCACCGACACCATACACACGAGTCATAGGTTCGTGGCAATCAAAGCAGATAGGTGCGTTAGCCTCAGCGTGGATGCTACGTTCAACACTGAGTTCACCTTTACAGGTATCACACTTATAGTCATAGATCATAGTTTAATTCCATCTTCTATCAGAAAGTAGCCGACTATCTTCTCAACCTTTGCTCGGTTCTCAAACTCTGATGTAGCTGGCATCAAGCGTGTTGTCCACTCTGGTTCTGGTAGTTCAGTCAAGTCAAAGGAGTAGATACCAAGTGGAGTAGAGTTAATGTAGAAGGGTAGTAAATCTTCTCGTACTGCCTGCTCTATCAGAGCACGGTACTTCATCTGTTCTATCAGCAAGTCTGAGTAGTGTGTATGTCTACACTTGAGTTCTATAAAGTGACCAGCCTTGTAACTGATACAGTCAAAGGAGTCATACATACCCTCACTCTTAACTAAGTCAGGGTAGATATCTTTCTTGAGATGCTCAAAGAGTTCAGCCTCAATCACTTGAAGGGACTCTCCCCTCCGAGTTCGTTGAGCAACTTACGCATAGCGGTATTGCATCTACGATCAGCAGTGGATGTAGCACAACCAAGTATCGTTGCTATCTGTGCAAGAGTCAGTGAATCGTGATACCGGTAGATGAGTAAGGTTCTGTAATCTAAATCTAATTTAATGAAACACTTCTTAATATCAAAGAGCATAGCAAGAAGGTTGCCACCTTCTGCTGGAGTAGATGAACCCTTAGGTTGTCCATCTCGTATCATCTCTTGTGCTTGTTCTAATACTGTTCCATCTACAACGGATGCAATAACAAAGGGTAGAAGCTGAGCCACAGTTGCGCTCTCATAGTAAGCCTCATCTGTTATGTGATAGCCAGCCTTACTAGCCTTCTCTTTACGTGCATATCTCTCTGCTACACGTCTCATCTGCCACGCTATGCGATGCTCTGCGTGCTTACGCTTATCTTTATCTTCTTCATCTAACTGTTCGTTAATGTAATCAGTACGTGTGGTAGCCCAGTGTAGACACTCTTGTCGTACATCATCTAACTCTACATATGACCTGAACCTACGGACAATACTGGTACCAATAGATGCAGCTAAGTCATAGACAACTGGGTTTAACTCGGTCACTCTTCAGGCCACGTTCCATCCAGCACCATCATTGCAATAGCAGAATAGTTTAGAAGGTCAATGAAACTATCACGCAGAGATTCATTGCTAGGGTTAACGTTAGAATCAATAAGGTTGTTAATTCGGGCGACCTTATCCCACATACGTACACGCAAACCATTAAGTGGTCCACCTGGACTAAGGCTAATGTTCTTAGGACCGTAATCGTGGTGTTTCTTAATGAGAAGATTGCCTGCTGCATCCAAGATGCGCCATACATCGGTAACAAACTCATCGTCTACCTTGTTGGTATTGGTCGAACTAATAGTTGTTCGCTCTGGTAGTCGGCCTCTAAGATCTGAAAGCCCAAATGCTGCAAAGTCTGTATTACGTTTATCCATTCGTCTCTACTCATTCCTCTCACCAGTTAATAAAGCACGTGTTGCCACGTCCCCGTGTGCTAGGTAGTAGTCATTGATGTCCATACCTGGAGGCAATGTTACTATTACTGAGTTGATTACCTCGTTTGCGACACGCTTAGCGAACTCAGCTCCAGGGTTAGTGCCATCTTCTTTAATGTCATTATCACCGATAACATAGATAGTTTCATATCCACTAAATAGTTTTGGATAGTGTGACTTCCACGCCTGTACTCCAGGTACACCCACTGCTGGTATACCAAGTACACCGGAAGCGATAATGGTATCTAGTTCACCTTCGCATACGATGATGCTCGGTGACATAACAGTTATATCAGTGACGTTATAGAGGTGAGCCTTCTGCCCAGTAGGTGAGCCATACTTAGGCTTACCATCATCTATTCGTCTGAACTTAAAGCCAACGCAGTGACCTAAGGCGGTGATGTATGGAATAGATATCCAACCCTCGTGTAGTTCGTGACCGTTAATAGGATCAGTAACAGTACCGAGCATATAACGAGCAGCAACTACCTCAGATATCCCACGTTCTCCGAGTGCGGCTAGAGCCTCTGGACTTATTTCCTGTGCGTAGTGTTGCGCCGCTTCCAGCAGCAATTTCTGTTGCACGTTTGAGGCCATCGTTGAACTCCATATTCTCCATAAAGCACACCAAGTTAGCAGCGTTGCCGCCTTTACCGCAGGTGTGACAAAAGTATAAATTGTTTACTGTATCTATAACAGCTGAGCCGTGCTTATCATCGTGCATTACGCACGATACCTTCACGTTCTTACCTTCTCTTACTTGCCCTCCGTAGTGAGCAACAACAGATCCTATGGGGATTGAATTCGCATCAACGGAACCTTTGAACCCTTTGTTACGAACCATCCTGGACCAACCTTGTGTTGACATCCGCAGTCTCCTTCGTACTCACACTTCTCGTGCCAGTTGGTTGCTCGTTTGTTATGACCTAGTGCGTTCTCTTCTCCAGCTTTACGACAACTAAGACAAATCATCTGCTATGCCTAATTCTTTCTTAACTTCCTCTAAAGGAATCTTATCTTCATTCATCTCAAAGACAATATCAAAGTCTTCGATATCTTGTGCTTCTTCTGCTGCAAAGATTTCTGATGTGGTGATTTCACCCTCTGGTACTGGCATTTGTTTTCTCCTTATAAGTAATTACTACATTACCCCAACGTTTGTTAGAGGCTAAGTACTTCTTCTTGAACTTGGACTTCTTCAACTTCTTTAATGGTTGTATCACTGACGGCATCAGTTTTCCCTTCCCATTCTAAATGAAAGATACCCTTTTCTTTATGTCTCTTCATTAAAGTATGTAATCCTTTTTCACTTTGTCCTGATATGGCTAAGCCACAAAGACAAAGATATGAAAATCCTGGACTCTCTCTTGCATACCATTGTTGAGCATACTGATTCATTGTTTCTCCTTTAACCACTGCTTGAGATCCTGTATGACCCAAGCGTTTTCAATACCGGAGTTGCGACGCTTAACTACAACATAGTGCAGCGGTACTTCCCCAATACCACGTGCCTTAGCATAGTTAAGCGCCTCAACCTCGGCTTCCCTCCAGAACTCAGGCAAGGAAAGGGTTGCCCTGTTCTTGAGTTCTAGTATGTATGTCTTTCCCGCGACGACACATACTAAGTCTCCTTCATCCTTAGCTCCCGCTTTTGTTAAGCGTTCAGCAAGGACATCTTTAGTTTGGCGTAGCCATTTGAGAACATCTGTTTCAAACTTGCTACCCTTTCGACCATTCGGATTAGCCATTGGCAACCTTAATAATCTTATAGACCTGCTTGCCATTTTCTTCTTTGACTTCAACAATACCTGCTTGAATAAGAATACTAGCGAAGGCACCGAAGTCCTCTTCTAATTTAGCAATACGATTCTTTACGTACTGTATTTCAGTATTGGCCATAGACATCATCCTCATCATCTTTGTACTGTGATACGTAATTGCCTACATAACCAGCACGTGCGTCATTGTGAAGCATAACTCCGAAAGCATTCTTATCAGATATCTGACACGCTGCGTAGTTAACAAAGAGAGTAGCCCAGTCTGAGCCATCAGCAGTATGTGGACCGAATCGGTTCTTGACTGCTGCAATCTTTAGTTCACCACTAGATGGATTGTAACCAAGAGTTAAGATTAACGCTGGTAGTTGACTGACCTTACCGTGAATAGCACGACGTGCTGGTGGGTTAATAGTGGATCCGTACTCTGACTGCTCTGATACGTGGTGTAGCACCAGTACACAGGCTTCAGTCTTACGAGCCATATCGTGCAGCTCCATCATAATTGCACGAAGTCCTGCCCACTCGTTGTCTGTTTCAGCAGCAACGTTCATCAAGTTATCTATCACGATCAGTTCAGGTGCTTCTCCGAACAACTCTACATATGCTCGAATCTCAAGTTCGATATCATCCAATGAAGGTGAAGAGTCAAAGACCCACTTAATATGTCTGAGTTTGTCGAAGTGTCTATCGTAGTAATGTGTATCGGCTGAGAGATTACTCTCTACCGAAACCTGTGAATGACCGGATGCTTGTGCAGCAGCACGCATCATTACAGTTGTGGTATCAGTATCGGCTGAGAAGAACAGAGTAGGAACCTTTGCTTGCATTGCATAGACCAAAGCAAACATAGACTTACCAGCATTAGGAGCAGCAGCGACCATACAGACTTGTCCTCTACGGAACTTAATCTGCTTAGCTGCTAGACCATCCCACACATCGGGTAGCGGTGTTGCTTTGGTAAGCACACCACCCCACGCACGGGATAAGTCAAGCAACTTCGCCTCCTTGTAAAGTTATTCCTCTTTGCCTACGAATCTTGTAGCGCTCTCTACTTACTAGACCGCCCCATATGCCGTGAGCTTCATTAACGATTCCCCACTCAGCACACTCTGATTGGTGTGGACAACTTCTGCAAATTTGTTTTGCATAGTTAACTTCAATAGTTCCAATAGATTCTTTTCCCTTTTCAGGAAACCAGAAATCTCCACCAATCTCAGCACACGCGGGAGCTTCAAACTGATGCGGCTCCCGCATTGTTTATCTAACCCAGATTGTGTCGCACTTATCTGGTGCGCCCTTAGGTGATGGACACATCCATCCCTGCCACGTACCCTTTGAAGATGTACCAGTCTTGTACACCATTGCTCCGTGCTTACAAGTATTACCAGCAGATTGTGCTGGTGCTCCGCTAGGAGTTACTGCTGTGACTGTTGCTCCTAGTTGAGCTGCAATAGCGTTAGCACTTGAACCGCCAAGTTCGCCAGCAGTTGATTTAATAAGAGCAGATACCATTGAAAGATCATTGAGTCCTGTCTCCAGTTCCTTTACGTCTGTTGCATACAGATTGATAAGTGTTCCATCATTCAACTTATAGTTGACTTGATACTTTGTGTCTGACGGTGCAGCCATTTACTTTCCTCCACTTTGTTTGATGTTTAGCCGAACAGATTCGTTGCCAATAATTTTGGGAACAAACCCTAGAAGTTTTTCAACTTCCTTGGAATCAACTGACTCTCGGCCTTTAACCGTAGTCCAACTGATTTCAATGCCACTGGCTGTTACACCAGTAGCTCCCTGAAATGATTCTTTCAAGGAATCCTTTTGCTTCTCTAACGCTTTAATCTGTGCATCTATCTGTAGATACTTTAGTCCGTTAGTGTCTATCTCTGCATCCTCAATGATTGTTTCACTGAGAACTATACGTTCTTTTTTTAGACCAACGCATCCCATCTCACCTGATGCGTCGTAGTACTGACAGTAGAGTCTGCAGAAACTTTCATCCTTTTCAGGTTGTGGTGCCTCCGGCATCTCCTTGACATTAGCCAACCACGATAAGGCTTCGAGTGCAACCTTCTCATCATACTGCACCAGATTCTGGTATGTATAAATCTAAGTGTGCTTCCAAATCACCGTATGCTACTTCTGTTTCAACTAAGTAATCCTTACCTTCAGGATCTAATGTTGTAATTGCTTCTTCAATAGCTGCGTGGATGGCAGTACCCATAATGGCAGCAAGTTTAGATTGGTTATCATTAGTTTCAGGTTGACCGTTTAATCGGTACCACACCTTACGACGACAACCACCAATTTCTGATGGACCTACCTGTGTCTGCTTACTGCGGTCACGTCCTGCATCTTTGGCGTGCAGTACTGTGAGCAGTAGTTCCTTTGGATCACTTATCATCTGTGCCTCTCGCTATAGTAATTGCAAAGAACATTCCATTACAGACACCTTTATAGAATTCATCTGTTTGAGCTTCATCTACAAACTTGTTTCTGTACTCTTCAATTTGCTGAGCAATTCTTTCACGTAATGCCATTTCATCAAAACTGTTACCAATGCGACCAGCACGATAACCCTTTTCAAGTGCTTCACTTAGTGCATACTCCAATGTCTTGTTCATTCAAATATCCTCTCCTGAACCACCAACTGTAAGGGCGGGTTAGTATTGACGTCAAGCACCGACGCGATCTTTACTGCTTTCTTTACAACTTGAATAGCAGCAGCCTGTGTACGTGTCGAGTTGTTAGATAGTGAGTACAGATAACCCATAGCAAACTGACCGCCTGAACCTAAGCCGTAGCGTCCAGTGTCATTAGATATAAAGCTCATATCGCAAGCGATGTGGAATAGTTCACCGTCAAATGCAATGATGTAATCAAAGCCACCATCTTTGTCTTGCTTAGCCCAATCGTAACCGTGTGCTTCAAACGTACGAATGATAGATGGGATTAGTTTCTTTCCCATAAATATAATCTTGTCATCACCGGTATACGGAGGTGGTGTCCAGTTGTACGCAAGGATATCTCCTGGACGTGCATCGCCTGTGATACCGATAAGGTAATCACCAACTGCAACGATCTTCGGCGTGCGTGTAGATATTGTTCGTAAGTTATCTTCTGTTATTTGTGAGTCAGCGCAGAGTACACACCAACCATCTCCCTGAATACCGGCGATTGTTGTCATAATCTAAGCATACCACGACACGCCGTGAATGCTTCATTTCATCATACCGGCTTGAGTATGTCGTTACAATATGAGCCGTGAGGCGAATTAAACAGGCAGAGCGGCCCTCGATGGGCCGCGACAGTAGCTGTACTGTTACTGTGCGGTTCCGTCTACCAACCCTGCGGATTTTCAG